TGATATGGAAACTTTTCTTCAACACCGTAAATTTTCATCGTTGTTGTTGAGATTGAACGACCAGGAAGTTCTGCGTTTTCACAACGCATATTCAGTGTTCTTCCAATTCCTCTGTATGGTAGAAGACCAATTGGAATTGGAACGTTTACGTCAAACCTACTTGGTCGTGCTAAGTCTGTATTAAAACTTGCTTTGAATTCTGCGATTGATCCTGCCATTAGTATACCCTACTTTGTGCTTTGGCTACCGATTCAGCATATACTTTAGAAATCGGTGCGCCCTTGAAAACGGCTGTGGGAAGAAATAATGCTGTCTCCCACTCTGGTGGTTGAATCGTCAGAATTTTAGATTTAATCTGACTATTAAGGTAACGCTTCAAACAAGGCCTAAACTCTTTGAAATTCTTTGATGCAGTTAGAATATCATAGGTTATACGAAGGCGTTTTGGTTCATCATTTTCATTTGTAATAGCAAAATTCATGAGTTTGTCCATGAACACAGCACGATACCTTGGTGGAAGATAATGCATGTTAAGACCTATGAATCCTTCAGAGTCCCGCTTAAGTGGGATGACTAAAGGAAATATATCATAGTACGGCAAATCACCCTTAGTTAATGGATCGTAGAAAAAGTGATAAAGCCCACCTATCTGAAATCGGCCACCTTGCCTACCTTTTTCTTTTTCTATTTCTCTCGCCAATTTGATTGGAGACTTTAGGTCACGCATCTGGTTTTGTAACCACGTGACAGATTTTCTAGACAAGAATTCTTGTTCCAGAGCCGTTTTTTGTTGAGTAAGTTGTGTAAGTGTTGAAGCCATCCACTATTTAGTTTGGCCTTGGATGTATTTTTGTGAGCCAATTCAACTCTGTGCGACTATCGTTCCTTGTGTACCAGCCCGTACCTTTGGAAACATCAATAATAGACTCAAAATATTCCTTATACATTGAGCCAATTTTACGAAAGTTGTAGTTCTCCTCAGCCCATTCCCGACACGCTTGTGGTGAGATTGTATCAATGTTCTTAGCCGCCCATACAAATTGTTCAAATGTGCGGCAACGGAAACCAGTAACTCCATGTTGCACTGTCTCGGTGAATGCACCCCAATCAACTGTGATGACAGGTGTTCCAGAGAGCATCGCCTCGATTGCTACATAACCAAAAGGCTCGTTATAGATTGTGGGGCAAAACAATCCTTTAGCTCCAGCCATTAGACTTTTACGGGTTTCAACATCAGCATAACCAACATATTCAACGTGAGCAGGCCATGTATCACCAAGATTACAATCTTGCGGTCCATAGCTTGTTCCAGCCAGCACCAACTTAACGCCAAGTTGTTCACACACTTGAGCCGCAATATCAACACCTTTTGACCATACCATACGACCACACATCAGAAAATAATCTTCTTTCTTTTCAGTGTATTCGAATTCACTCAGGTCAAAACCAGATGGGATGACAACATCATAGAACTTATATTCAGCAGTTGCAACTTTGTCTGGACCTTGAAGACCATGCATCACTGCATACGATTCATATACTTTGTATGGTGCAAATGAGGACGGATAACCGATAGAAGGTTCAACACAAATCAAGTCTGAGTGTGCATCACAAACTGGTTTCTGTGCTATACCAAAAAAACAAAGGATAATGTCGTGTGGTTGTTTACGTTTTTCAATTTCTTTAATACAGTTTTCATTGAATGTTTTAAAAACTTCATCTTCTTGATTGTATTTTAGTCCCTGATTCTTCCAGTCATATATACCATAAACCTTCTCGTTCAATGCACGTGTTGTGACAGTGACATGTTCATCACAGATAACGTCAGAATCTTCACGACCATAATGAATGACATGCATACCCATTTCTTTGTACATCTTGCAAAAGTTAATCACTTTTTGAGTAAACGCACACACCGTATACTCTTTGGTCGATGCCGTATGTGGAACCGACAACACATGTAGTCTAATCATTTTAATCCTAAATCATATTCTGTTAACACTTTAAAAGTCCAGCCACGATCAAGACAGTATTCAGTTGCTGATTTCCATTTTGCTTCGTTGATTCCCCAAGTAACCACTTCTTGGATGTATTGTTTCGTGACTTTTTTCTTTTTCTCAGGTGGTTTAGTCTGTTTTGCTGGTTTTACTTCGATAATCATCACTCGGATTGTATCATCTTTTTGCTTAACTTTCACGTAAAAATCAGGAAAATAACGGTGAACACGGTTATCTACCGGAGATTTATATGGTATAGATAACTCTTCAGAACCCCACTCAAGAATGGTATCATTCGAGTCGAGCCAATTCATCACTCGGCACTCCCATGTCGAACGATAAATGATATTTTTTGGGTCTCCACGATACTTTTGTGGGTTTCTTGGTGTGAATCTGCCGCTGTATGCCATATAAATATGTATATTACCTTTCTAAAATAACAAAAAAAACCATGCCAATATCTATCCCAACCTCAATAGCAGGTATTTCAGTACCAGGTATCATCAACGGTCCTCTCCAGTTGCTGTATGGAAATAAGTATGAATTTGGAACTTATAGATATCCAAGAAATTTGGGCACTGATTCAACAAGGAGTCACGTAATTAGATTTACAAGTATGAAGCCAGATGGTTCACCACAACCATTCTCACAAGCCTTCGGTGCGGTCGAGTCGGTTGTAAGAGGTAACCTGGACGAAGCTACAACAAGGGGTAAAGCTGCATTTAATGAACTGGTTGCGGCTGATGTTCAAAGGAAAGTCCATGAAACAATTTCATTGTACATTCCGGACACAGTGAATGTACAATATTCGACACAGTATGATAGTTCAACTCAACTTACTTCCACGTTGGGTAAACCATATTTTCTTGCACAAGCGGGTACATCGTTAGTAGATTTATTTAAAAATAAAGGTGAGGCTACCGCAAAGTTTGGAGATAATGTTGCTAACGATCCATATTTAAGGGCTGAAGCCGCAAGATTTTTAGGTAAAATACCCGGTGTAGGTGGAGATTTGCAACCACTTGCGCTAAGAGCATTGGGTCAAGCATTTAATCCACAATTACAAGTTTTATTTCAACAAGTAAATTTTAGGTCTTTCCAATTCGATTTCTTGTTTACACCCTACAGTAAAGAGGAAACAGAAACGGTAAAAAAAATCATTAAGTCTTTTAAATTTGCGGCCGCACCTCAAATCAAAAAAGGTTCTTTTGGCTTTGCAGAATCTTTATTTGTTGATGTTCCTTATCCTTTTGACATAGAGTTCTTATACAAAGGAAAAGCAAACCCATACGTACACAAAATAGGTCGTAGCGTTTTAGAAAATATATCAGTAGATTATGGACCAAACGGTTGGGCAACATTCAATGATGGTTCACCTGTACAAATAAGAATGTCACTCCAATTCATCGAAACTGTCATTGTCGATAAAAATAGAATTGAGGGAGGTTTCTAATGTATTATTTCGACACGTTACCTAAAATAGTTACTCCAGACCAAAATGGTTATCCAATATTGATGACCAATCTTCTGACTAGAGCCGCACTGGTTCAAGAATTGATAAACAATCCAATGCTTTTTTATCAATATGCAATACAAGAAGGTGATACACCAGAAATCGTTGCAGACAAATATTATGGTGATCCATTTAAATACTGGATCGTATTATTCTCAAATCAAATTTTAGATCCAATTTGGGAATGGCCAATGCCATATGCATCGTTTCTAAAATACATTGATGCAAAATATATAACAGAAGCTGAAGCTGAGAATAAAACACCATTTGAATACGTAAACACAACAGTTTATCAATATGAAAAAGTAGTTACAACAACAGATAAAACAACCGATATATCAACGATAAAAAAAGTATCTATAACGCAAAGTGAATATAATAGCCTTTCAGAATCTACAGTAACATATGACATACCAGATCCTCCAGTTGCAAACGGAACACAATGTATTGTATCAACAACAAAAAATATTGTAACATTATATGATTATGAAGAAGATTTGAATGAATCTAGAAGACAAATAAAATTGTTAAATGAGGTTTACGTTGGTGAGATGGAAGAACAACTTAAACTTCTGATGAGAGTTGAATAATGAATAAAATTGAAGTTGCTGGTGGATCGTCTATTATTGCTCCTAAGCCACAGGAAACTGTGCAAACTGCTGGTTTAGTTTTAGCCGACCAGTTCAGTCTTGACGAAATATATTTGATTACATCATCCGGTAAAACAAACCTCAAAAACATGTTCATAGAAGTATCTTTTTATGAAGATATTTTTAAAGGTATAATGAGTGGTAATGTTTTAATTACAGATTCGATTAGTATGATTGATCGACTTCCCATGACAGGATTCGATTATTTAAAACTTAAATTTAAAAAATCCACAAAAGTAACAGAACAATATGTGACTGAAAAATACTTTAGAATTTACAGGGTGTCTGAAAGAATCTTGAACAATAATTCGACAGAAACATACACATTACATTTTTGCTCAGAAGAACTTTTACTTTCGGAACAAACTAAAATAAGTAAATCATATTCTGGAAAAAAAATCTCAGACATGATTTATGACATACTTTCTAATAAATTGAAAATTGATAAAAAATATATTAGAATGCAGGAGACTGATGGGCTATATGATTTTGTAATACCATATAAGAAACCAATTGAAGCTATTAACTGGCTTGCAAGTTATGCAAAACCTGTCGGTAAAGACGGTGCAGATTTTCTATTCTTTGAAAATTCAGAAGGTTTTAATTTTTATTCATTGCAAAATTTATTTACACAAAATGCATACACAAGATATGCATATATTCCTAGAAATTTAGGCAAATTACAAAACACAGGAGAACTCGGTAGAGATATCGCGGGTATTAAATCATACGTTTTCTTAGATACGTTTGATAGTTTATATGGTACTGTAACCGGCGCATTTGCTAATAGAGTAATTACTATCGATCCACTGACAAGAACCCATAGAGACACAGTATTTGATTACTTAAAGTATTTTAACAAATCTAAAAATTTAAATAATAATCCAATAATACCACAACTTAAAAATAGGTTAGGTAAAACCGCAAATGAAAATTATGATGCGGTTTTAAAGGTATTGACTTCAAATGCCAATCAAAAGAAGTCAATAGGTATCAGTGATGAACCTTGGAATGTGGCAAATGATGTAAGAGTGGAAAATTATGTGCCAAATCGAACAGCACAACTTTCACTTTCTCATTATTCGAGAATAAGATTATCCGTTTCTGGCGATCCAAACTTAACTGTTGGAATGATAATTCAAATAATTTTACCATCCAAAAGAAGTGCTGATGGATCTGGAAATTATGTTGGAGAAATTGATCCGATAAATTCTGGAAAATACATGATTACGGCTGTTAGACATATTATAGACCATCTTGGTAAATATGAATCTATACTAGAAGTTGTAAAAGATAGTTACGGAGCATCAGTGAACACCTATACAAATTCTGGTGACATGGAGAAAGCAATAAGGGGTGATGTATAATGTCAGATTTTAAAAATAGAATTGGTCACGATGATTTCGTTTGGTGGATTGGTGTCGTTGAAGACCGTGTTGATCCATTAAATGTTGGTCGGTGTAAGGTTAGAATTTTTGGTTCACACACAGATAACTTACAAGAAATTCCAACAGCAGAGTTACCTTGGGCAACACCATTATATCCAGTTAATGATTCTAGAACATTTTCCGCACCAATGGAAGGTGATTATGTTTTTGGCTTCTTTATGGACGGCCTATCATCACAAGCACCAGCAATGCTGGGTGTATTTCCTGCTATACCACAGCAAGATGTTGATGCTGTTGAGGGTAAAGGTTTTTACGCCAAAGCCAAATATACCAACTCAACACTAAATGAATCTGATGCAGTAACACCTATTGTTTACACTGACACACCTGCAATGAAACCGGTACGTGTAGGTAAGTCAACGGCTTCCGCACCATCGAATACATATGAGGGTACAGGAATTGAAAAGTCGGATAATTCACGGGCACACGTTTGTGATATTCCAGGTGTAATAAAATA